GGATTACCAGTTAAATAAACATCTTGAGCGCCATAAGCGACTAATTGAAGAAGACCACCACCCATTTTATTGTTATATTCTTTATACTATAATAGAAGAAAAAAAAAGAGATATATTATTTTTATTATTAGTTGCTATAAGCAATACCACCCATGCCAGACATGATACGGAGAACATTGTAGTTGACGGTATAGACATTAAGATTTTTGTTATTAGCAGAAGAGTAATCTGATGAAACATTGAGATTAGCAGTATCTATGCGAGACATATTAAGGGTTCCCGAGGGTTGGTGTTCTTCAGGTTTAAGAGCAAATGAATACACATTGATACCAGCATTTGATGGAACATTTTCGTGATGTTGGAAAGGTTGAACAAGATTGAAATATAAACCATCACGTTGGGCAAAACGATCATTTCCATTAAGGACAAGTTTAGCGAAGTTGATGGGATTTTTGCTTGTGATACAATCAGCAGCAAGTTTTTCTAAAATCGCACTATCAGTTTTGTCGGTAACGACAATTTTTTTAGTTGCATCCGAAGCATCAGTTGTGTAATTCATCCAATTGTTATTGTCAGCATCGCCATCGGTTACAACCCATACAAGTTCTTTGCAAGGATGATTGAAATTAAGTTTAGCTTTCATTTCTTTTGAAGGTATCGATTCTTGACCAGTGAATTGAAGTTGTTCAATTAAATACTCATGGGAAAGTTGGGCAAAACGTCTGCGTTCATCAGTATCAAGGAAGACATAATCTACCCAAAGAGAAGCATTGAATCCACCAGTTAATGCAACAGCAGTATCACCTTTGCATTTATCACTTGTTTCGAAATTGATATTTATTTTAACTTCGTGATATTGAAGAGATATGAGAGGGAGAGCTAAACCAACATTGCGGCAGAACCAGAATTCAAGAGGAATATATAATTGAGATTCCATATCGGTTCCAGGTACACCACCAATAGCACCTATCATATTGTAATAACCAGATCTCTTGGAAAGAGGGAGAGAAAGTTCATTCCAGATATACATCCAGTGAGAATAATGTTTATCAATCTTTTGACCACCAATTTCTATTTCAACATAGTTAATGAGGCGGAGACCATAGAATTTACATAAAGTATCTCCTGTTGCTCCCGACAAATCTACAGTGAGATAGACACGATTGATTAAATCACCATTTCTTGAAATAGTACTGGTTACTCTTTGACCATATCCGGGAGTTCCACTGAAAGTTTGTTCAATAGATTCTATCGCAAAATTGGTATGTCTACGATAAACAGCTTTGAAGAAGGTAATTTGAGGATTACCAGTTAAATAAACATCTTGAGCGCCATAGGCAACTAATTGAAGAAGACCACCGCCCATATTATTGCTATATTCTTTATACTATAATATAAGAAAAAAAAAGAGAGATATTAGATTTTTAGTTACTGTATGCAAGACCACCCATTCCAGACATGATACGGAGGACATTGTAATTTACAGCATATATATTAATAGTTCCGTTTTGTTGACCAGTTAAATAACCAGATTGAGTTTCCATGGATAACACGGCAGTATCGATACGAGACATATTAAGAGTTCCTGAGGGTTGGTGTTCTTCGGGTTTATGAGCAAATGAATACACATTGATACCTCTGTTAGAAGGTATATTGGTGTGATGTTGATAAGGTTGAACATAATTGAAATATGAACCTTTGCGAACAGCGAAACGATCATTGCCATTAAGTTGTAATAGACAATTGGTTAAAGGATTTTTACCATCGATATCATTATAAGTATTTAGTTTTGTATCTGCTGTATTATCTTCAGTTATGACAATATTATCAGTAGTGGTATAATTGTACCAGCAATTGTAACCACTGTTTTTAGATACCCATATAAGCTCCTTGCAAGGGTGATTGAAGTTAAGTTTGTATCTATTGTTTCCACTTGATGAAATATTTTCTTGACCAGTGAATTGTAATTGTTCGATTAAATACTCGTGGGAAAGTTGAGCAAAACGTCTGCGTTCATCAGTATCAAGGAATATGTAATCAATCCATAATGATGCATCTAAATTTGCACTAATGCTAGTAGCAGCATTGGAATAATGAACACAATTAGCCATAGTATCGAATAATATTTTGAATTTAACTTCATGATATTGAAGAGCTATAAGGGGAAGAGCTAAACCAACATTGCGACAGAACCAGAATTCAAGAGGGATGTATAACATAGTTGTATCAACGGCGCTAAGATCATCACCATTAGCACCAACCATATTTTCATATCCTTGTTTCTTACCCATAGGAAGGGAAAGTTCGTTCCAGATATACATCCAATCAGAATAATGTTTATCTATTTGTTGTCCACCAATTTCAACAACAACCTCTTTTAGTAAACGAAGACCATAGTAATTAACATATCGAGGGTCTGCACCATCTGTTACTGCAGTTCCTTTATATTCGGGTATTTTAGGGACATTAACTTGGAGATAAGCTCTATTGATTAAATCACCATTACGGGAAACTGTAACTGATATTTGAGATCCATAATTAGAAATTCCATTGAAAGTTTGTTGGATAGATTCTATCGCAAAATTGGTATGTCTACGGTAAACAACTTTGAAAAAGGTAATTTGAGGATTACCAGTTAAATAAACATCTTGAGCGCCATAAGCGACTAATTGAAGAAGACCACCACCCATTTTATTGTTATATTCTTTATACTATAATAGAAGAAAAA